TCGCAGATCAGGCCAAATCTATAAAGATATACAACACTAAGAATCCGACATTCTCGTTTTTTACAACTAGAACCATTCCATGGACTAGTGGTAAAAGACCGTTCGATAATGGAGAATATGACCTATACGAAACTGGTAGGATAATAGATACTGAATCATTAGTCATGAGGGCATTCAATAAAAAGAATACTCTTATGTTTAGAGATGGCTATGAGATTAAATCTAAAAATGAAGAAAACCTAAAGTATATAAAAAGAAGAATAGCAGAGATAGAGTATGTCTCTGGTAAAAAATTCGATGATATGTTAAGAGAGTATGCATACAACCTAGTTGCTTTTCATAATCCATACATAGTTAAAGTTAGAAAAGAAGAAGCATCTACTGGTGAGGTCAGGAAATACAAAGGTAAAAAGAACCTCAAGCCTGTCGCAGCATACTATTGCTTAGCACCAGAGACTGTAGAGAAAAGATTAAACGATGCTGGTGATGCAACAAGATATAGACAGTACATGGGTATGAGTGGAAAGTATCGAGAATTTGCAGAACACAATATTATATATACACCGTTCAACAAAAGAAGCGGATTCACCATGGGGACACCCCCATTGGAATCCACAAAGGAAGATATACTTGCTCTCAGAAGAATTGAAGAATCAGTTGAGACACTCATATATAAATCTTTATTTCCAATAATACATTTAAAAGTTGGTACTGATAAAGTACCTGCTAAGACATTACCAAATGGACAATCAGAAGTTGATGTAGCTACACAGTTATTAGAAAATATAGATGACAATGGAGGAATAGCAACATCGGAAAGAATAGACATAACAGCAATTGGAGCAGAATCATTAGCTCTAAGAGTAGAGTCATATCTAGATTATTTCAAGAAAAGAGTGTTTGCTGGCTTAGGTATGTCTGCTATAGATTTCGGAGACGGAGACACCACAGGTCGCGCAACAGGTGAAGTCCTATCAGCATCACTAAAAGATTCAGTCGTAACTTACCAAGTAATAATAAAGAATATGGTAACAGATGAAATATTTACTGAGCTCCTATTAGAATCAGGAAGATATAAGTTCCCATTCCAAATAGAAGAAGATGATAGAGTATATCTAGATTTCAATACTGTAGATACAGATGAGAAAATAAAAGTAGAAAGTCATGCATTGAATAAAGCTACTCAAGGTGTAATAACTACAGATGAGTTAAGAGAAGAAATAGGTATGCCTCCAGCACCTGAATTATCAGAAATGCATTCCGTTAAGTTAGCAGAAGAGTCAATGAGACAATCCATGGAGTTAGCAGCGCATGCAGCCAAGATAGCACCAAAACCAGCAGCAGGTGGAACCTCTACAGCTAAGAAGACAACCACAACTACAACGAAAAAGACTAAGAGTGGGAATACCAAAACAAAGAACTCTAAACAGGGAGGGGGCAGTAATAGCGCAAAAGCTAAAACTGCACCCAAGAACCAACACTCTTCTTCTCAGCAACTAGCTAGAAACCTGACAATATACGCAACTACTATTAATGATATGAATTTAATCTTAACAAAGATAAATAGAGAGCTTTCAGATCATGCAATGTTAACAGCATCGCACGGTCTAATAGATGGAAAAGATTTCATACCAGAAGATATTAGTTCTGAAATAAATATACAGGTAGAATCATTATTTGATTATCTTTCAAATAATAGTAAAAGTTTTAGTGAAATAGAGTTCAAAATTAAAAAAACTATTGACAAATTAAGCATATACGTAAATAATATAGACTTAGGATAACAAATATGAACACAAATCAATTTAAGTTAAAATTAGCATTAAGCAAGGCATCGCAATCTTTATTAGATAAAGCGACTGCAAGTAAAAGTGTTAAAAAACTAACAGCAAAGATTGAAGCAACACATTCAGGTATAGTTAATAAGAATAAATGGTTCTATACTCCAACAGGAATGAAGGATGGAACTAACACTTTCATAGAACCTTTTAATAAACCTGTACTTAGAAACCATGATTCAGAAGGAGATTCTTTAGGTAGAGTTGTAGCATCTGAATATATATCGTATAATGATACTGTTGAAGCCGGTTTATTAGACACAACTGACTCTGTTTCTTATTTCTCAAAAATTAAAGACTTCGTTAAAGGCGAAATCTTTAATGCAAAAGATTATAAGGGGCTAGGACATATTGAACTAACTGTAGAAATTACTGATAAAGATGCAATTGAAAAACTACTTGATGGTAGATTTTTAACAGTATCAATTAGTGGTGATACAGAACAAGCAGTATGCTCAGTGTGTGGTCAAGATAAAAAAGCTATAAAAGATGATGATGAATCATGCGAACACTATAGAGGTGAAGTGTATGATGGAGAAGAGGCATTCCTAATAGCAGGACTAATGTCATTCGAAGAAGTATCTTTTGTAAACAAACCAGCTGATGAAAATGCTAAAGTACAAATACTTAATGATAGTATTAACTTAGAAGATAACACAGAGTTCCAAGAATTAACAATACTGGACTTTGAAATTGAAAACACAGGAGATGACAAATTGAAAATCAAACTATCCGATCTTATTAAGAAAGAAGATCTACAGGGTACACTGAACGATGCTCTCAAATCTCTAGGACTAGATGATCACGCATCTTCTGATGAAGAGCTTAATAAGCTTAGAAAAACTAGTTTCCTATATAGCGATGAAAGAGCACTACCGACACATTCTAAAGCTGCAATACTTGCAGTATATAAAGTATTAGAAGATGTTGAAGATTCTAAAGATAAAGAAGATCTACTTACCGTATTAGATAAAAAGTTTGCCAGAGAATTTGGTAAAATTTCTATTGAAGATGCAATAGCACTTCTTGTTAAGAAAAAAGAAGACGTTAAAGATGAAAAAGATGTTGATAAACAAGTATCTTTTGATGTAGACTATGACTTAATATCAGATAAAGTTGTAGAGAAAATCAAAAGCTCTTTTGATCTAGACGATTCATTCTTAGCAAAAAGAAATGAATCTTTAGAAGACGAAATAGAATCTTTAGAAAAAGAGAATACAACATTAATTGATTCTCTAAGATCTACAATAATTTTACAAATCCTTCAAGCTGAAGAAAGAGTCTCAGATACTGAGTACCAAACTAAGTTAGAAGGCAGAACTTTAGATTCACTAAAAGACAAGCTAGCAGATCTAGTACAACTAGAAAGCAAAGATGTCGAAAATGAAAAAGAAGGATCTGAAGAAGACGGCCTTGAAGACAATGCTAAAGAAGACGAGAAAGACATATCTGATACAGATGTAGATATCTCCGATGCAGTTGAAGACGAAGGTAAGGTTGAAGATTCTGATAAAGATTCTGACACCAATGAAGATTTGAAAGATAATGAGAATACATTGTCTGTCGAACAAATTAGAGATGAGTATAAAAAACTCATCAGAACTGAAGGTATGAGAGCGGCTTCTGGCTATCTGTCAGACTTACGAGAGAAGAATAATCTTCCAGCTAACTTTACCTTTTCAAGATAATAATAAGGAGAAATATTAAAAATGGCTAACAATCCTTACAGTTTACTGGGACCAGTAACCTATAAAACATATGACGACAGAGGTCATGTTACACCAAATTTCGAATACTCAGAAGGCATACGTCCTGCTGGTGAATTCATGCCAGCCCCTTATCTTCCTGCTGTACGTTTCAATGTTTACTTTGAAGAATTTATCGTACTTTCAGGCGGAAAAGTTGTTGCATTCGATAGTCTTGGTTATGTTGTTCCAGCTGGTCTAGCACTAGATTTAGCTGCTGAAGAAGCAACACCTGGAACTGCTATAATTGAATATACTCAAAGCGACGTTGATCGTGGAGTATTAAACGCAATGGGCGTAGCACCAGTTGCTGGTGAAAAAGTTGCAGCTTCAATGGTTTCCGGACAAGCAAATATTACAGTTTCAGCACCAATCGGACTTGCTTCATATAACTACTGGACTAATCCAGGTGGTGATGGTGAAAACCCTGCCGGTTATAATGTGCAGAACTTTAACCTACAGAATAAAGTTGCATTTGTAACAGACTATGTTATTCAGATTCCTACAGTAGTAGATCAAGCAGCATATGATGCAGCTCCATATAAAGGCATGATGGCCTTAATTGGAACAGCTAAGCCTGGTG